TGGATAGACACGTTGCGCGCGGTCGTCAGACCGGCTTGGTATTGAGCAAGGTCTGTGCGCGCGCGAAGACGAGGGTCGAGTTCGCCGGAGGTAAAATCATTCTGAATACGAATGACACGGCTCATCCACGAACCTCAGTCAGCGGGAAGTCCATGATGTTCTGCGGCGGGCGGTCCACACCGTCAATGTTCATCGCCACGCGCGACAGGCCACCACGCATGTTCTCGCTGGGCGAACCATAAGCAAGGCGATGGTAGTAATCGCCCTTCGTGATTTGGTCAGTGATCGGCTCCGCAAACGCAGCCGCAAGCGCGTGCTTGAGCAGGTTCACAAAATATGGCGGAAAGGCGGAAGCCTCGGGTCGGAACTGGTAATCGATCCAGACCGCCTCATAATTAGCGAATAGCCCACCGCTATAGATTTCAAACTCTCGCACCGGCAACGCGCCCACAGCACTACTTGCAAATACAGCTTTTGGGTTGCCCAAGATATCGCCCGGCAGGGCATACTTATATTTCCATTCATTTGTTGGCGTATCCACAAAGCGCGAAAGGCCCGTCTTCTGGATGGACCAACTGAAAGGATACTGCATCAAGATCGTGTCTTGAATATCGTCGTATAAACGATCTGCAATCTGCGCCTCATCCGTTCCATCACTAAAGCTGGAAAGCGGAGCAGCGCCCAACATAATGAGCGCATCGGAGCAAATCGAGAGCTTGGTATCGCCTGCGGCCATACGGACCCCCTATAAAATGGGGCGGGCGTTTAAACCCGCCCCATCTAATTAGTCGCCGTCAGTCGCGGCCAGCGTAGTGCCGTCCGCCACATCCACAACACCACCCGAGTTCGAAAGAACTTGAGTCAAGGTGCTGACGCGCGTACCCCCGGTGGAGGTCACGCAGTAAATCAGATCGCCGATAGCAAGCGTGTCGGACAGGCTGTTAAAGTAGCCAGCCGTATTAACGTCTGCAATCGTGTCGGCGGTCTGGTAGGTGTACATCGACGGTGCGTTGCCCTTCTTCGAGGCGAACACCACACCGAATCCAGTGGAAGAAAAAGCCATAGTTCAATCCCCCTATTCGGTGCTGCTGATGTGGACGATACCCTCGTCATCGATGGCAACCGCACCAGCGGAGAACATCGAAGAAACGAGGAAGCTCGTTTTCTCGGGGACGTAGTTGATCTCGCTCTTCTGCGCCATCGAGACACCGAGGCCAACCGCGTCACGATGGAACGCGAAGTTGGTGCGGGTTGACGGAAGAGGGAGACCGCCTTCGTCACGGTCGCCGAGCATGATGAACTTGAACCCAAGGAAGGTGTCGATCTCACCCTGAGAAAGAGCTTTCACAGTAGCGAAATCGGAACTTGTGAGTTCAGTCTCATCAAGCAAAGCAGACAGACCATTAGCATGAATAATCATACAGCGACCTTCAGCCGGGACGTTTTTCGCGTCCAGAGCTTTTTTCGCCGCCAGCAACTTTGCCAGATTCATGTTCGTGCCTGCACCACCAACGCTGGTCGCGACGGTGGACGGAGACGAAGCGGCATTCAACGCATCGATCACAAGCTGATCCATGCGACGGCCAATAGCATTGCCGACCACCTGAACAAGTTCACGGCGCTCGTCAAAGTTGACCTTAGCCTGATGGAAGATGTCAGAATATTCAGCGGCGATATAGTCCGACATCGTGACCGAAACTTGCGAATACGTTACATTTAACGGAGTTACGTCCGTCTGGGGTACGCGAACCGTAGCCGTCCCCTTCCCGATTTTCGGGAATTTGACGACATTGCCTTCGACGTTGTTGCGCTCGCGGGTAATGCCAGCAAGCATGCGGGATGCCTGATAGGCTTGCTTGACTTCCGCATCGAACAACTCGACAAAGGCCGAAGAAATGCCTTGCGCCATTTCAAAGTCCTCACAGTTGGTTTAAACGGGAAACGCCTAGCAGGTATCCTTGCGGGCTGCGGCTTGCGCGACTCGCACCTCGCGCCCAAGTGGGTCTAACGGGCCGAAGACCGGGTATCCGTTAGACCCAATATATAACACACAAATTGAAGTGTAAATATGCTAAGGGTTATACGGCTGATTGCCATACACCTGCTCAAATAACTTTTCGACCTTTTGGCGGTAGGCCGCATCGTTTGCGTATTCTGGTTTACCAACCATTGCCGTCAACTCTTCTTTAGACGGCAAGCCCTCAACCGGGCCAACGTCAATCGGGATTTGCTGATCGCCATAATAAGAGCGCACTTTTTGCAAGGCACGCAGACCCTGCGCCGTGCCTCCCATAATTTTGAATTCCTCAAAATCGTCCTGACCCCACACCCCTTTGCGGACCAAGCCCTGCGCCCAATCTGTCATTGATTTTATCGCAGCATCGGCATTCGGGCCAAGTTTTTGGTACTCCTCCTTGTACGAAACCTCCGCCATCTCTTGTTGCTGGCCAGCCATCGAGATGAATTTACCCGCCAAGTCCTCAAAGGCTTGCTGGCTAATTCCGTTCTCCTTGGCCCAGTCGCGATAAGCCGTAAATAGCTCATCGTCGTCCGAGACGTTCGCCTCGGCAAACATTTTTGTGTCGTACTCATCCGGAGCCTTGTGCTTGCCCTGAGAGAACTTCTTTTGAAGCTCGTTATATGACTTAACCAAATTTTCGAGGTCAGGCCCTTCGTCATCATTCCAGAATTTTTCCGGATACCAATCGGGCCTCTCAAACTCAACCTCCTCACCATCCTCGGCGACCGTCACGCTATCAACAGAAGGCTGGTTGTCAGGCTCACGGTGCGGGATGCTGACCTCCTCGACCGGCTTGTCATCCTCAAGCTGCGCGCCAGCCATAAGACCATCGCTATCGTTTTCGACTTCTGCTACTGCTTGTTCTTCGCTCATAACTCTGATGCCCTTTTCATTCGCCGCTCAATCTCGCGGACCATTGAGTTTTGCCCCTCGCGGGCAAATCCGTGGGAAGCGTCCTCACCCGGATACCAAGTCGGTTGTTCAATCGTAAGAGAACGAAGATGTGTCAAAACCTTTTGACCATCTTCAGAACCAAAAACGCGCAGATACATACGATCTACGTCATCGTTCTCTTGCTGGTTCGTTCTCAGGAATTCGGACTGTACTGTCCGAAGACCCTCCCATCCATCCACATCTGACATTATGCCCCTTCAGGTGGTTGCTCCTGCCCTTGCATCGCAGCCATTTGCGCCATCTGCGCCGCTTGCTGCATCATCTCCTCACGCTCCTGCGCGGAAGTCCTAAGTTCAGCCGGTACGCCCAACTTGTCGGCCACATAATCAGCGATAGCGCCCATACGCGGAGCCATCTGGCCCTCCGGGCCGAGTGCCGACGATAGCTGCACCCATTGCGTAATCTTCTCAATGTCGCCCATGTTCTGTGCCTGCGCGATTGGCGACACGGGCGCGACCTTTACCTCAAGGCCGTTTACACGCAGCGGCATGTCAATCAATCCGCGCTCGTCCATGACATAGAGAACGCGCGAGACAATCGGAATCATCGTCTCGGTGATGAGGCGGCCAAAGGCAGAACCAAGATTCTGGGCCAACTCCTTCATGCGCTCTGCGATTTCCGTAGCGCTCCGAGCCGACATATTGTCGGGCGGAAGCGTATCGTCCAGCAAGATTTTCTTGATGTTCATGCGAAGATCATTGATGACGATCTGCGACACGTTGAAGTCACCCGACCTCGGCAATTGACGAAGCGACTCGCCTTGAGGTCCACCGTTCCGCGCCACAGGAATGATTGCACCCGGCGTGATGCGAATGGTTTGCGGGTTCAGAACGCCATCATCCGCCGCCGTGTAAACGCCAGCGATTGAGAGAGACGCATTCTTGAGGAGAAGCTCTAGCGTTTTGTTCAGCGTCTTGATGTCAGGCAAGGCCGTAATCACGGGGCCACGCCCATAGATTTCGCCAGCGACCTTCATGTATCGGGCAACGATCCAAGGACTAGACTTCATCTCACGCTCAACCAGCTTGACCTTGCCAGACGGCCAGATGACGCAATAGTGATAATCACCACGATCCTGATTGTAGATTGTTGCCTCAAGAAGTTCGACCTCTTCAGTCGGCTTCTCATCAATCATGCGCTGCAATCGATCAGGTATGTACGCTCCAACCCAATGCTGTGCAATTGCCTCTGCCTTAATCCGCATGCGGCGATATACATTATCGACCTTTCCGTGTGCGCCTTCTTCAATGGAAACGAGGTATTGCGGCACGGCGGTGAAGCGGATCGGCGTAACGTCATCGCCCGGCTGGATTAGCATGACGGCGGTGCCGACTGCCAAATCCATCAGGAACTCACCCATAGCCAAGTCAAAGTTGGTCTGGCGCAGAAGTGAAAACATCTTGTCGCTGTAGACATCTAGCGCAGCCTGCGCCTCAAGCTGACGATTGTCAGGGATTTCAGGTCCGGGCTCTAGGCGGCACCAGCGTCCATACGGCGGAAACAGCCCGCTCTGGATTCGATTGGCAAAGCGTTGTGTCGCGTTGATGGCGGTCGAGTCAAAGACGCGGACCATCTTGTTCTGGCCGGGAGAACCGCCGCCCTCATAATAGCCGTCATACAAGTTGCGCTGCGGAAGCGCGAACTCGTAACAGTCCTCGTAAATCTGACGCCAATTATCTTTCCGACGCTGCGCCAGTTCGTGACG